CGTGAATACTTGGCGCGTTCCTTCAAGAGAAGTTCCCCAGAAACGATACTTCTGCTTAAAACGAAGTAGACGTGTACGGTCGTGTGGGTGAAACTCAGGGAAACAAAATGATGAGTTCATAGGAAGGATACGAACACGACCAGGATGTTGTCCTCCTGCTGAATCTACCCATGGCTCTTCGTATGCAACTTTAACAAATACATCGCCAGTAATTCCGCCTTGCTGTGCCATTTCAAGTAGCACACGCATCTTGTCATTATCAACTTCCCACACACGCTCTAAGCGGTCAGGAACAATTGCTTCCGTTGCTTTTGGCGAACGAAAATGCACGCCTTTACCAAAAGTAAAACGTGCTAAGAAGTCATTAAATGCACGGTAGTAGTTAACTGCGATTTGCATTTCGCCAGTTTCTCTACGATAACCCCAATGATGTCCTAAGTACCTAATACATCGCCCAGTTTAAACTGTAGCGATTGAGACGTGGACCGTGAACTTCGAACTCCTCATCTGCTAACTCAACAAGGCCAAGTGGAGAAATGGAAATTGTTAAATCGCTAGATGCTGCTCTATAAGATGGTGGAGAAAAGTCTAGGAAAGACATACGTCATGCACCTCCTCTCCGTCACTAACAGGTATGACCTGTGGAGTACGTAATGCCCGTACTACGTTAGCAATTTCATCTTTTTTTTCATTTGTAAAAGGATAAATAGACCCTTTACGACCGTTACAGTCTTTACATGCGGGACGTAAATTAGAACGAACATGTGCTCCACCTTTAGAAAGAGGGTGAACATGGTCCCACTGAACTACGTCTAACTCTACTGAGCAAATCCAACAAGAATTGTTGTATTCAATTAAAATTTCATCAAAAACTGATGCTGTAATTTTTTCTACTTCAAAAGTTTTAGATGATGCCCTTTTTTGAGCACGACGTGCTTTGTTTAACTTTACTTTGTAAGCAGAAGTCTTAGAAAGACCGTGTTTAGTCATTCTTTTACTAACATCTTCACTGTGTAAACAACCACAAGAACTAGTATTTCCATTTTTAACTGTATAAGGGCGTATAGAAACTTTTGTTCCGCAAGAACACTTAAATACTTGAAAACAACGATTGCGTCCATCTGGACGAATACGTAGTTCGTACTCCGAAGTTGCCGTCAACCTACCTACAGTTGTACCTATTTCAATAAGGGATATTGACATTACTTCTTCTTATCTTTCTTAGAAGGCTTCTTATCGGTAACAGACTCTTTAGTCTTCTTACGTTCTGCCTTCTTCTTTTCAATACCTTTGCGACGGTCTGCTTCTGTTGTTTCAATAAAGCGACCGCCATGTTCAACATACGTTTTATGTACCCAATGTGATGCACCTGGATTTGGGTAATTGGAGTATTTGGCTTTTGCTTGCGCAATAATCATCGCCCACATCTTTGGGTTGGCTGGTTTGCTTGCCATGTATTACTCCTCTCCATACCCTATTGCCCCCACACTAGTGTAGGGGCATAGGAGTGTCTTTTTAAACTAGTCGTTAACTACAGTTGCAGATTGACGTTGTGAACGTCCACCTGAGCGAACTGCTGTTTCAATCTTTGCCGCTGAGTTGTCAGCATATGTTCCATGAGCGAACTCACCAAGGAATGTTGGTGCTTCTACCCATGATGCTGAACCAACGTGAGCACGCTCTGCAAGAGTTTCTGCAGCAGGCTTCTCGAATACGTTAGCGTTGCGGTTTGGACGACCTGCAGCAGGGACAAGACCTTGGGTCATGCCCTTCTGGAAATCTGTTGGGACGTCAGTATCAGTTGCGATACCTTCTTCAAAACGAAGTGGTCCACGACGGGTTGCATTGTCTGCACCCTTTACTTCATACACGTTAGGCGCACGCTCTGGGAAGCGTGGGGCTGGTGAAATTGTCATTCTTACTCCTTAAGGATTGTTGATAGGAAAGGCCTTTTTCCTTGGTAATAGTTTCCACCCTTTTGGGCAGATTGTGTTGTTAAAAGAAGGGATTACTAGAAGCCACTACTTCTGGCATTACTAGGTTCTGGGTAAGGCTACAAGCAATAGAAAGTGAGTCTACAAAGTCATCATGAGCATAGGTTTCTTCAGGAGCCGCTACAAGGAAATTTGGTCCTTTAAATGTAACTTCGGCATCAACCATTTGTTGATAAAACCTTTTGAAAGTACGAAGGCGCCGAGTTTTTGCATGGGCAGGCCAACTAATCATTTTGCGTTGAATAAGGGCTTGTAGGTGCTTCCATCTCTTAGATTGCTCTGATGGGCTAGAAGTAATTGAACTTACTTCAGCACGTGGCAAGAGAAGTTTTAATCTTTGCGCTACAGCATCGCCCACACCGTTAGCGTCTACGCCTACGGCAAGGACATCATAATTTTCTAAGAAGTTAACAATTTGGAAGTACTGCTCTTCCCAATCGTCTCCTTGAATTTCTAGCCAATTCAAGACACGGTGGTCAAAATACCCAAACTCATCTGGTCTATCCCAGTCTACCCACACAACAGTTACCACTGTTGAGTCAGTTTTACGTGCTGGGTCAACGCCAACTACTACTGGAGTTTTATGCCAGGCTTTAACAATCTCTTGAGAGGTATCTCCAAGTTCATCCATGATTGTTGAAGTAACAAACATTCCACGTTCCAACAACCACTTACAGTTATACGACATCTGGAACTCGTCAGAATCTTCACCAATACGAAGCATCTCTTTACGTATGAACTTTTCGTAATTTGCTTGAACTTTTGCTACATCTTTCCAATCCCATTGAAAATGGTTTTGACGTGCACCACGTGCAGTTTGGCGTCTACGGTTAAGTTGGATACTTCTATAGAAGTTATTCTTACTGGTTGTAGGAGTACCTGTTTTAACCATTGTTCCAGCATAATAAGCAAGCATAGGTGAGATTGACTTAGACACAACAAAGTCATCTGCTTCTTGACACTCATCAATAACAACAACATGGAAAGACTTAGACTCAATTTTTGCACGAGGGTTTGCGGTCATCATCGTAATAGTAGAACCAGATTTCTTAAGTTTAATTTGACGAGTAACTCCACCTACACGTGCAGCGCTATCGTCAATTTCTGGGTCATCCATAATCTCAATAGCACGCTCAGATGTAAGACGTGTGACGGTACGTCCAAATAAAGTTTCAGCCTGTCCTTCTGTTGGGGCAAACAAACCAACCCATAAACCATCTTTAAATTTTCCAAGAAGGTCTGGGTATAACTTAGCAAGCCGAGGTAAAAGAACCATCAATGTCGCTACTGTATCTGCCACTGTTTCAGATTTACCTGATTGACGGGAAGCAAGGGCTGTAATTTCTTCACCATCGTTAATGACGACAGACTCAATAATGCGACGTGCTAAAGGTTTTTGATAAGGGTGCAAGTCATGACCAACTAGGACTACAAGAAAGTCCATAATCTTATCTATAAGTTTATTTACAAAATCTTGAGAAAGTTCATCCAGGTCATTGATAACCTCTTCTTCAACAGGTGTCTCATCTTGAAGATAAAATTCGGGGTTTATCTCTTCAAATTTTTCTTCGTTATAGTTTTCCATAATTCCCTATCTAAATAGCGAGACCCACCGAAGTGGGTCCGCCAGACCTGGAGAGAGGTGAAGCAAAAGAAATCATAGCATAGATTCAGAGCGTCTTTGTAATTCTTTAGCAATTTCATGGAAGACTTCTGTACCCATCAAAATTTCATTCATATAGTCTTTATTGCTCGGATTCTTTTGCCAAACGGTAATAAGTTTGCCAATCGTGTACATCGACTGTTCCATCCATTGAATCAAGTCTGGAGTAGATATCATCGAGACTCTCTTTTGAATCCGAGTCTGGGGCTGGTATCCAGCCTTTTTCTTCCGTAAAATCATCGTAAGTTACTTCCCGTGTCTGTAGTGCTCCACTAAGAGCGCTCTCTTCGTTTGTTGTTCCAGTCCATCGTCCCAAGACTAATGCCTTGTACCTAGGCAAGCGTACTATAAATGGCTTTGAAGTTCTAAAAGGGTCTTCAATTTCTTGAGTCCAACCACGCACAATAAACTTTGCGCCCCATTTATAGGGGAAGTTAGTAATTTGTACAAATGTTGGTCCGATGTTGTGTACCTTGGGCATTGCTACCTTTTCTTTGTAGTAGTCCGTTTCTTAGCCGCTTTCTTACGCTCTGCATAGAAATTGCGCCCTCTTTTTTGTACCTGCACAGCACGAGCAATCCTATATAGATTCTCACGTACTTTAGGACTAACGTCGTTAGTATTTGCTGGACCACGAGGATGGTAGTCTAAAACTGAGTAAATATAAACACCTTTGGATTTGGTACTTTTAAAGGCTGACCATTCATTTGTATTAACTTCGTAATAATTATAAAAAGTACCATCTCTAAAAATAACAGTAAGTACTTGACGTGCTGAATCATAGCCAGCACCAACAGTACGTGGACGTTCTGGGTTAGAGGTTGAAGTAGGAACCATGCTAATAGGGGCAGGGGCTGTAC